AACGGTCGGCGGAAGTACAGGAAAAGGCGCGCCAAATTGAAGAATACGTTTTCAACGAATCTGGGCGGACAAGCCTGTCAATCGCCGACCTATATGCCCAGCTTGGCGCAATCACACAGGACGGCGGGTATTCAAACATCCCCGACGAAAGCGGCGTAAGTGAGCGTTTCTTGCGTGATATGCAGCTTTATTTTGGCTACTCCGCCTATTCAAAACTGCCCGACGAAAGCGGAGTCAGCGAGAACTTTTTGGCGCAGTTAAGCAATTACTTTGGAAAACCATACACACACCAAGACAGCAAGCAAGACGGCGTCAGTGAGAATTTTTTAAACGAACTTAGAAAATATCTAGGAGTTAAACAACCATGAGCATGAATCTAGTCGGCAATACCAACTACGAAAAGGGCATGGCAATCATGTCCGAACAAATCAAAGCCATCCAAGAAAAGCTGAAAATGACGGGCGGCAATTTTGATAATGCAGCTATCGGTCTCACGGGCAAATTCCGAAACACCGTGCAACTGATGATGAAGCTGGAAGAAGCCCAGAAAAACAGCGCAATGGTGGAACTGGAAGAGGGTATTTACGAACTGCCATTCCAAATCAAAATCACGAAGCAGAACTTCCCGAACGTCAAAGGCATTAAAGGTGCAGGACGTGACAAAACCGTCCTGAAATACGGCTGGGGTCAGGAGATTGACTGGGACCCTGATACCAACAAAACCGACGCCCGTTGGTTCGGCGGTATTTTGATTAACGGCGTGAAAGACAAGGTTTTGAAAGACTTCAAAATCGAATATACCGGCGAATTTTACCGCGAGGGTAATACCTATTTCGGCGCGATTAACAACATCCACATCAACAATTCAAGCGGCTGCCTTGTTGAGAACGTTGAATCAACAGGCGCAAACCGCATGGGCATTTACCTGACAAGTAACGAGGCGGCATTTACTGATAATGACAAGGTATTCCGTGGTGAATTGAGTGTTGACAACCTGACGCACCATTCAATGAACAACCGTGTCGTTAACTGTTACTGCCACCACAACCGCGTCGCCGGTATTTCCGCGGCGAATCAAATCAACTGCATAATCGAAAACAACGTATTAGAACGAAACGGACACGAGAAAGACGGCGGCACTGGCTACGGCTTCGCTTCGGGAGCAGGCTCAGTTAATGTGAATATGATTATTCGCAACAACCGCGCGATTTACAACTATCGCAAGGGTATTGACTCGCACGACGCCTACGACTTTATCGTCAAAGGAAACCATATTGAGGGCAACCGCCTGTTCGGCATTGCCATTGAAAGCCGCGGTTATCCGCAGCGCAAGATTGAAATCGAGGGTAACAAAATCATCCAAGACCCGAAATTCCGCCTCGCTAAAGATGACGACTACCCAGAGTATGAAAAAGACCGAAACCGTGACTACTACCGATACACATCAATTCGTATCGAAAACAAATCGCAGCCAAATCAGGCTTGGAGAAAACAACCGGCAAACGTATCAATCGTCATCAAAAACAATGAAATCAAAGATATTGAATGGGACGGTCGTGGCGTTCACCGCGTGTTTGAAATCCGAAACAACGAGCAAGCAACGCACGTCCGATTGAATACCGAAATTTCAGGCAACACCATCAACGGCAAGAATGTTCATAACATCTTCTTCGGTGCCGGTCCTGGTCATAACGGATTGGGTGACTTTGTGTTCAAGAACAACAAAGTGACGCTTGAGCAGGTTGTTGAAACGCCGTTCTACATCCAAGAAACGAATCGAAGCGGTGAAATCGGCGGCGTATTTGAAGTCAGTGGCAACACGTTGAATTTCGGCAAGACTGCCGACCAAGCAGACAACGACATCATGTTCTTCAAGACCGATGTTCGACCGCTGATTAAATTTAACGGCAACACATTACAGTATGCCGGCGTCCGTCGTTATCAATTCGGCTTTGCCTCGCAATCTCAAAACAGTACATCCAAGTTTGAGATTATGAACAACACTTGGACAGGCCCTACAAAAGACAGCTTTACAGGTAAGTTCATCAACTTGACAAACATCCCCGCCGCAAACGTGAACGTTTACAACAACAAGGCGGGAGAGGAAGTCATCACTTTTGAGGGCGCGACCACTAATGCCGAATCAGCCACGCCGAAAGAGTTGCCAGCAGAATCAGCAACCCCGAAAACATGGGAAGAGACATACGCAGCAGCCAAGCCGACCGCAACCGTAACCGCACCTGCTGCAACCTACACACTCAATTGGGAGGGAGCGACGGCAGAAAGCGTAAGCAGTGCAGACGGCCAATTCACTATTACTAAAGCCGAGGGCGAGGAGGGAGCAACGCCGAAAGACTATCCGGGCTTAATCGATAAAGAGGGTGGCACTATTCGTGCCCGCCTGAAGTTTGCAAGAGGTTCAGCAGGCGCTTACGGCTTGGTAAGCATGCCACTGACGGAGCGAATCACAACACTACTCCTCCCAATCAAGGTTCTCAATCTTGGCGGGCGCAGTAAAACTGGTGCGATTGTTGCAGGTGCATTTAAGTCAGCAACAAACACAGCAGTCGATGGGGCGATTGTCTTCGTCGAGGGCAGCACAGAGGACAAATTCCGCATTACCCGTCCTCTCGGCGTTACCGTTGACGGCAAGGTTTATAAAAACGAGGAGCTGTCTTTCAATAAGACCTACGTCATTTCCATGAACGTTGGCACAGGCGCAGACCGAATTACCATCGGTTCGGCGTACAACGGCAATGGCATGGCTTCCGTAGATATCGGCAAAGACTTGGCATTCTTCAATCGCAGCATGAGCGAACCTGAACTGCAAGCCGCCGCCATCGAAATCGTCAAGAAAGTCAAACCCGAAGTATTGCAATAACCAAGCCGCCGCCTGACTCAGTTGGGCGGCATTTATAGAAAGCACAAAAAATGAACAAATTGGAAACGTCCGTACAAGCAGCCTCACAAGCATCAAACTACGCCAGTAACGCAACATACGGCGGCGCAAGTGTCGGAATTGCAGGAGTGTTTGGCGGCATTGATTGGATCGCTATTACAGGCCTAGCCATCGCCGCCGGGGGCTTCATTGTCAATGTTTACTATCGGCACAAAGAGAACCGGCGAGCCGAAGAATTACACGAAATGCGAAAAGAAAAAATCAAGAAAGGAAACTGTTATGAAGATTAATCACAAAGTCCCCATCGCCATTCTCAGCGCGTCTGTCATTGCCATTTTCGGTATCAAGGCAGAGGAGGGATACCGCGCCAAGCCATACCACGATATCGGCAAGGTTGCGACAGTAGGACATGGCAGCACCGTTTACGAGGACGGCAGCAAGGTAAAAATTACCGACCCG